TAAAACTATTAATTTGGAGTTAATGTCAGAAGACTTAAGCGATTTGAAAAAGAAATTTTTTTATAAATGGCAAAATTGTAGTTGTGGTAAAAACATGAGTAAATGTAAAATGATAAGGTATGAGTACTAAATTAACACGTCAAGAAATAGAAAAAGACTGCCAACGAAAGGAAGCATTGAAGTTTAAAGCTGAGAAAGAAAAAAGTTTGCGTAACGGTAAAGAAATAAAGAAATGACAAAAGAGCAAATTGATTTGAATATTGAACGAAAGAAAAGCGAAATTCAAAAGTCATGCGACAAAGGGATTGCTGTAAATTGTCGCTCTTTAAATTCTCTTAAATTTTCAGACGAGGAAACAAAAGCCTTGAAAATTGACAATGATTTTTATTATATCGTTGTTAATACAACTGGAATTTTAGATAGTCATGAGGATTTACACGTAGAAGGCATTTGGAAAAAAACTATTCAAGATATTCAAGGCAAAAACTATCTGGTTTGCGATCATGATTTAGAAATAGAAAGCGTGATTGTTCGCAAAGAACATATTGAAATATTAACCGCTAAATTATCTTTTCAATCTTTAGGTTATCCATACGAAGGAACAACCGAAGCCTTAATTTATAAAGTTAAAAAGGACAAAGTAAAGGACAGTATAAAAGAATGGCTTGAAAGTGGGGATAGTATAGAAGCATCTGTTCGCATGCAATATGTGCAAATAACATTTGCAATGGATAGCAACAACCCCGAAGATGCAGAGTATAAAAAAACATACGACAGCTACTTTGATAAAATAGCTAATAAAGCGGATTTTGAATATGTAAAGTATTTTTATGTGATAAAAGAAGCTAAAAATGTAAAAGAATCTAGTTTAGTGTTATTTGGATCGAACCAAGTAACAGGAACAATAAAACAAGCCGAGCAATCACTTGATATAACAGAGCCGCCAAAAGGCACTCAAACGAGCACAAAAAGAAGGAGAATAATTTAAAACCAAAAAAGATGTTTGAATACAAAACACAAAAAGAAATTGCGGACTTAACCGATGAACAAGTGGAAGTTTACGCAAAGGAATTGAAAGCTCACGAAATCAAGGTTAGAAAAACCGAAATTGAAGCAGCTACAAAAGTATTAAGCGATGAGCTTGCAACTGTAAAAACAGCATCAGGCGAATTGCAAGAGCAAATTAACGTATTAAAAGAAGTTGCTAAAACACAAGCACCAAAGGAAATTCTTTTAGTTGATGAATTGAAAACCAACAAAGATGCGTTAATTGCAATCAGTAAAGGTGGTAAAGGCGAAATCCAATTAAAAGCACTTTCAAACAGAGCTTCTATTGATCCAAATTTAAACTATTTGCCTTTAGCGGAGATTACTCAATTAGGGGTTAAAAGACGTAGTTTATACGACGTATTACCTAAAATTCAGGTAAGCGTTGGAAATCACAATGGAGTTATCAAATATCGAGATTGGGACGAAGATACAACTGTAAGAGCTGCCGCAATGGTTGCCGAAGGTGCTCCTTTCCCTGAAAGCACTGCAAAATACAAAGATTACACGCAACCACTTCAAAAAATCGGTGATACTTTACCAGTAACAGAAGAATTTTTTGAAGATGAGGCTCAAGCCGCTGGAGAGTTAAGAATGTTTTTAGAAACAAACGTAAACACGGTAATCGATAACCAATTGGTAAACGGGCCAGGAACTGGTATAACATTACTTGGCTTAGTTGCTAGTTCACCAGCATTCGTGCCAGCAGCTAGTGGAATCGCTGGAGCTAATATTTACGATTTGGTTAAGAAAGTTAGAACTGCTATTGTTTTTAATAGAGGGTCTAAATATTCACCTGACATTGTATTGATGAATGCAAACACTTTAGACCGTTTACAACTGGATAAAGACTTGAACAATAACTACACTTTTAAAGATGTAGACAGCATTGGTTCAATGATTATTGTAGAGGACAACAATATGGCGGATAACGTTTTAATTGTTGGCGACAGACGATATGCAAGAATTTACGAAATGGGCGGTGTTGTAATTTCAGAAGGTTACAAAGGCGACCAATTCGTAGAAGATGAAATGACTTTAAAAGCTCGTAAAAGAATGCTTTTATTGGTTAAAAACGGTGACCGTACTGGTTTCTTAAAAGTGACTAATATCACTACTGCTTTAGCAACTTTAGCATCATAGAAATTATGAAAGCTAACCAAATAGAAGTAGTATTTACACAAGATTGCGAAATTTTTAAAAAAGGAGATAAACACTCTTTTGTTAAATCTACTGCATCCGCTTTAGTAAACCAAGAAAAGGTAGCTAAATATTCTACTGAAAAAAAGCAAGAAGTTAAGAAATCTAAAACAAAATAGTTATGTACATAATAGACGACACGTATTTCGTCCGAGATTTAAACATTCCAAACTCCAACGAGGCTCAAACCGATGCTGGCAATAACTTGGAAAGTTTTATAGATGAGCAGTGTCGTCTGTTATTACTTAATTTGTTAGGATATCCACTATTTAAGGAATTAGATTCCTACGTAGTAAGTGGGGTTTTTATAACCTTAGAAACACCTCAAAAATGGATTGATTTTGTTAAGGGCAAAGAATACACAAAAAATGGTAAATTAGTAAAATGGCAGGGTTTGATAAGTACGCAAGGCGTGTTTAAAAAATCATTGATGGCAAATTATGTTTATTACCACTATTTGAGTTCAGAGCAATCTGCACTGTCAAGTGTTGGCGAAATGGTTGTTGAGGCTAAAAACGGTATTCGAGTTAATTCAACTCAAAAGCTAGTTAGTGTTTGGAATTACTTTTTAGAAATGTATCAGGGAAGTCAAAAGTATTTATTTCCAAAATTTTACTATAAAGGATTCGTTCCAATTACTGATTATTTAGGGCACAATCCAACGAGTGAAATTAGTGCTATTGAATTTTTAATCGATAATAAAATAGATTTTCCTGATGCGTCTTTGATGCGTTATGAAGTTCAAAATCAATTAGGAATATGACAGTAGTAGTTGAGGACATATTGACCGATGTATTTGCTTTACTTCCAGTAGCTACGTTTTCAAATGCTAAAACCGCACCGATTACATTTAGTTGGGGAAACGATAAAGATTTGGCAAAGTATTTAAAGTTAAGGCTGTCAAAGGTTAATTATCCTTTAATTTGGTTAGTTACGGGCGATGAAATTGAAAACAGAATGGCAAACGTAATATTACGTAAATGCAGACTTATAATTGCTATTAATTCAATTCGAGAAACTGAAATCAATCCAAGTATTTGGGAAACTGATTTTAGATTAACTTTAAATCCGTTAAAGGAAAACGTTTTAATCGCTTTGCAAAACAGTGGCAAAACTAGAATTGTAAACCCCGATAAAGTAACCGTAAGACGTGAGCCAAACTATTGCGACGAGGGCACAAATAAAGCAAAGACTATCGATATTTGGAACGCTATAGTTTTGGATTTAGAAGTAGAATTTAACAGTCGAACAAACTGTTTTCAAAAAATACAATTTATTAATTAAAAAATACAGAAAAAATGGTTTTATTAAATCAAAAAAATTGTCTTACAGAGCGTAAGAATTTAGGCTTATCAGACTGTATCATTCAGGAAGGTAGGTTAACGGGTAAAATACTTGTTCCTAAAGGGTGGAGTATTGATTTAACCGCTGGTGATTTCGACTTAGCTTATGTAAATAGTCAAATTCAATTAGGTACATTCATTCCAATTTTAGGAGCAGTAGAGGCAACGAATGGCACACCAGAGGCGACTATCGAAGAATTTCAAGGCGGAGTTAAATCAGTTGTTAGAAATGGACTTCCTGAATTTACTTTTAAGTACTTGAAAGGGTGGTTGTTTTCAAACGCACTATATACTTACAACTCATTCCAAGCGTATGACGTTTTATTTGTATTTGAAAGCGGAGCAGTAGCTGGAGCAACAAACGGCACGACTTTAAGTGGTTTTGATTTAGGTATGATTAACAGTAATACTTATATGTTTACTGATGGAGCAACAAGCTCAAGCGTATCAACTACAATTCAATTAATTAACGCAACCCAATTTAACAGCCAAGTTGCTATTTTAGATGCGTCTGTATTGGATTTTAATATTAATACGGATATTTTTCCCATTACTGACATTACTTTAATCGCTAGAGGTGACGCTTCGGAAAACAAAGTATTTTTCAAGGCTCAATTTTCAACAAACAGAAGCTCAAATCTTGGCGGCATTGCAATCGCAAACCTTAGATTCACGGTTAACGGGGTTGTGGATGTGATTACGGCTTTATCATTAGTATTTGATGCAATCACTAATGAATGGAGTTTTACGCCAACAGCTACGTTGGTAGCTGATGACACGGTTCAAGTTCAATTGTTTGACGCTATTAATTCAGTTGCGACTGCTAAGATTGGAAACAGATTCTACAAAGGAACTTCTAACATCGCTATAACGGGAAACTAGGAACGGGTATCTTCACTATCGAATTTACCCAGCAATTTACTTAAATAACCAAAACCCTCTTTAATTAGGGGGTTTTATAAAACAAAAAACCATGACAAGTGCCGAATTAAAAACACAAATAGATTCAGAGGTCACGAGTAAAGCATCAACCAATAGCCTTTCACCTACTAATGTAGGTGATAATTTAAAGGATGTTGTTGATTATGTAGACCAAGAAAAAATAAAATACAGACAATATAAAGTTGCGGTTTTGCCTACTTCTATTGCACACGTTCTTCTTGACGAAATAGGTTTTTCGTCCGCAATTGTAACAAATCCTTTTAACGGAAAAATTACAGTTACCAAAACGGGTGTGTTTACTAGCGTTGACGTTAATAAAATAGATTTTATTGTTACTAATGTCAACAACGCTGGCTCTGCTTTTATTGGCGTTGGAAGTCAAGGTGGTGATTTTGGACAAGACCCTAATGACAAGTTTACAATTAATTTATTTGATATGTCTGGCGGTCAAACATCTACACCAAACACGAATGTAATAGTTGAAGTTCGAATTTACGATTAATTTAAACCTTAAAAATGGAAATATTCAACAAACATATTTTTGGAAGTGATGCAGAGGAGTGGCTAAAATTGTCTAAGGATGAAAAAACCACGTGGATTAAAACGCACACA